CTTGCCATTTTTGGTGCAGTAATGAGTGGAGCATTTGCACTTACCCCTAAAAAATAAATACTAAATAAAACTGAATATCGTCGCCGCATGGGGGAGACTGGCAAAATCCAGTCATGCCCCCATTTTTTTGTAATAATATATCCACTCTTGCTCATAATCAGATCTAAATGCATCATTAAACCACGGACCACCTAGGGTATAGTGGATGTTTGCAACATTGGATTTATATTCATATTCATCTGCCAACCAATTCCAAGTAAGTGGGAGAGCACCAATCTCTTTATCATCAATCCATTCAAATTGATGTAGTTGTTTTCCTGTTGCAGTATTTACAAAGTTTGAAGTCAGTGCTTTACATTTTTCACAATTGAAGATCATCAGGGATGACCAGTTTTTTCTTGGATATGAAGTTTGTTTTTCTCCAGTATGTTTTGAATTAACCTTAGTAATATAGTCATGTTTCACAACTTGAACTGTATAATTATCATCTTTCATTTCCCAAAGATTTGAAATATCTTCTCTAACTAACATATCACAATCCATAAAGATTGCCCATCCTTTGTAGTCGCAAAGATAAGGAACCAAGAATCTTGAATATGTAAAATCTACAGATTGGTTTGCATATTCTCTTTTATATTCCTTAATTTGATCATTTTTAATATAAGTGAATGACACTGGTTGTGAAGATGCTTTGAAAATCGAATCTGTTAATACTCTTACCGCTTGATCTTCTCTACGGTCATGTCCTATAAAGATTTTAATCATAGTCATGATATAATATGGTGTACTTAGAAAATGTTATGAAAATTTTTGCTGGTCCTTGTCTTCTAGAGAGTGAAGAGATGTGTTTTGAAGTCGCAGAAACGATTTCAAAACTTATTCCTGAGAATGTAGATTATTATTTTAAGGCATCTTTTTCAAAAGCAAATCGATCTAGTCATAATAGTTTTACTGGCCACGGATATGATTTTGCTATCAATGTATTTGGAAAACTTCGTAATGCAGGTTATAAAGTTATTACCGATGTCCACGATGTATTGGATGTCAGTCTTTTTTCAAACTATGTAGATGCTTTTCAGGTCCCTGCTTTTCTCTGTCGTCAAAATGATCTTCTTGAGAGAGTTGCACAATCTGGCAAACTAGTCAATGTAAAGAAGGGTCAGTTCATGTCTCCTCGTCAAGCAATTCTTCTTGGTGAAAAGATGGAAGCATATGGATGTGAAGACTTTTATATTTGTGAACGTGGTAGTTCTTTTGGATATGATAATTTAGTGGTTGACTTCCGAACTATTCAAAAGTTAAGAAGTGCTGGATTCAAGACTTGTTTTGATGCTACACATTCCACGCAAGAAGGGGGGGAAAATACTACTAGTGGTAATTGGTTATATGCACAACCTCTTGCACAAAGTGCAAAGATCTGGGGAGCAGAAGCATTTTTCTTTGAAACGCATCCCTCCCCAAAAGATGCCTTATCTGATAAAGATTGTCAGATTCCTCTAACCATGTTCCCTAGAGTACTTGATAGCATTCTCTAGATCAATAGCATTATCTACTGAGAAGTGCTCGTAGTTTGTCCAATATGTTTGAATCGGAATGTCATTATCTAAGAACTTTAATTGTTCAAGACTTTCCGATTCTTGATTAGAAGAGGAATCTAAACTAGAGAAGTTTTCTAATATGGATCTATGATAACCATAGATTCCAATGTGTGTTAACCAAGGACCATTAAATGGAATGGGAGATCTACTAAAGTAAAGTGCTTTTCCAGTGTTTGAGATTACAACTTTTACCCTATCTGGTAAAAAACGATAATCTTTATATTGAATATCTGTTACTGGAGTGACAATTTTTTCATCATGACTTTCTAAGTATTCTTTCATTTCAGAAATTGCTTCAGGTTCGATGAATGGTTGATCACCCTGAACATTAATGATATGATCTTCATCAATTAAACCTATTACTGACGCAATTCGTTCTGTTCCTGATTCGCAATCTGATGAACTTTTAATAACTTCCACTTTATCAATTAGGAGATCATATACATCTAAAGAATCAGTTACTACATATGTTTTTATTTCTGTCTGTAAACATTGATCTACAACTCTTTCGATCATTGTTGTTCCATTAATATCCTTTAGAACTTTTCCTGGCAATCTACTGGATCCAATTCTAGCTGGAATTGCTATTGCTGTTGACATTGGTGACTTCCTAAATTATAATGTAATCATACACTATAACTGACAATGATACAAGTAATACTTTTAAAGAATGATATTGTAATTATTTCTGAAATTGAAGAAATTGGTGCAGGAATTGGTGAACCGGATTGTCTCTTGAAGAATCCATATCAAATTTTAGGGAAGCATGAGACTGATGCTCCACCTGAAGACCGGTTTGTAAAGTGGATGAGTGAGTATACAGATGCTGGACAATTCATGCTAAGATCAGATGACATTCTTACTTTCATGGAAGCCAACAGCAAATTGGTTGATCACTACAATACACTTACAAAATGAGTCAAAGATTTTATACTAATGTTCAAATGGTCGGCAATCAAATGCTGGTCCGTGGTTATGAAAATGGTAGAAAGTTCATCAATCGTGAAAACTTTCAACCAACATTGTATGTTCCGACAAAGAAAAAAACTAAGTATAAAACTCTTTCCGGAAATCCTGTAGAATCTATAAATCCGGGATCAATCCGAGAAACCCGTGAGTTCATTAAAAAATATGATGGACTTGATGGATTTGAAATATTCGGACAAGAAAAATTTATCTATCAATATATCTCTGATGTGTATCCTGAGGAGCATATTGAGTTTGATATGTCCAAGATTGGTGTAGTTACAATTGATATTGAGGTTGCATCTGAACAAGGATTCCCCGATATTTTCAGTGTTGCAGAAGAAATTCTACTAATTACTGTTCAAAATTATAATACTAAAGATATTATTACTTGGGCATGTCGTGGTCCTTTCAATAATAATCAGAGTAATGTAACTTATCGTCAGTTTTCTGATGAGAAAACGATGCTTATTAATTTCATTCACTGGTGGATGGAAAACACTCCTGATGTTGTAACTGGATGGAACTGTGAAGGGTACGATATTCCTTATATCGTCCGTCGTATGGATCGTATTCTTGGTGAAAAGTTGATGCGAAGACTTTCACCTTGGGGTCTTGTGACTGAACGTGAGGAAGAATTTCAAGGTAGAAAGACAATTACCTGTGATATTGGTGGCGTTGCTGTCTTGGATTATATGCGACTGTATAAATGGTCTCCAGGAACACCCAACCAGGAATCATTTCGACTTGATTATATTGCACAGCAGGAATTGGGTCAGCAAAAACTAGACCACAGTGAGTTTGATACTTTCAAAGAGTTCTATACTAAAGGATGGCAGAAATATGTTGAATACAACATCATTGACGTAGAATTAGTTGATAGATTTGAGGATAAACTTAAACTAATTGAACTTGCCCTCACGATGGCATATGATGCTAAAGTGAACTATCAAGATATTTTCTTCCAAGTTCGACTATGGGATTGTATTATTTACAACGATCTCAAGAAACGTAATATCGTTATTCCCCCTAAAAAGAGTAGTAAGAAAAATGAAAAGTATGCAGGTGCATATGTCAAGGAACCGATTCCTGGAAAGTATGATTGGGTTGTGTCTTTTGACCTTAACTCTCTCTACCCTCATCTTATCATGCAGTACAACATCTCCCCAGAGACGCTTCTGGATGAGAGACATCCCACCGTCAATGTGGATAAGATTTTGAATGAAGAGATTTCATTTGAAATGTATAAAGACAGTGCAATTTGTGCTAATGGTGCAATGTATCGTAAGGATGTAAAGGGTTTCCTACCAGAATTGATGGAGAAGATGTATGGTGATCGTGTTATCTTCAAAAAGAAAATGCTTATAGCCAAACAGCAGTATGAGAAAACGCCTACTGTTGCACTTGAAAAAGAAATCTCTAGATGCAACAACATTCAAATGGCAAAGAAGATTTCTCTTAACTCTGCTTATGGTGCTATTGGTAATCAATACTTCAGGTATTACAAACTAGCGAATGCAGAAGCGATCACTTTGTCTGGTCAGGTATCAATCAGATGGATTGAAATGCGTATGAACGCATATCTAAATAAACTATTGCAAACGGAAGGTGTTGATTATGTTATTGCATCCGACACCGATTCAATCTATCTTAATCTTGGACCTCTTGTTACTAAATTTTTTAGTAATAAGTCTGATGATAAAGATGCAATTGTTAGCATACTTGATAAGATCTGTGAAGACAAGTTGGAACCATTCATCGAGTCCAGTTATCAGGAACTTGCGAATTACGTTTCGGCATATGAACAAAAAATGCAAATGAAACGGGAGAACATTGCTGACCGTGGAATCTGGACTGCTAAGAAGAGATATATTCTTAATGTGTGGGATAGTGAAGGTGTTAGATATGAAAAACCAAAACTTAAGATCATGGGATTGGAGACTGCAAGATCTTCAACTCC